GGAGAAGCATTGCACCAAAACCAAGAACTAATCAGTATGTAACTGATAGAGGTGGTTCAAATGATGCATTCCATGTGGTTGTAGTTGATAGCAGAAAATTCAATAATGTTTCTGGAAATCCACAAACATTACTAGAGAAATTTACAAATCTTTCTAAAGCATCAGATACAACTGTTTCTCCATCACAAAACGTATACTACAAAGATTATCTTGCTCTCAACTCTGCATACATTTATGCAGGAAAATCAATTGGAGATGCAACAGATTCTTATTGGAATGTAGATCCTGTAGCATCTAAGTTTAGTTCAGGATTTACTACACAATCAGAAACTCTAGGAGTTTGGGGAGTTCCTGCAGAAGGAGTTAACTTTAACTCAGTAGGTAACAAGTCATTCTCACTCACTGGAGGTCATGACTACAGTGGTACTGGTGACATTGGAGGGTTCTCAGTAGACTTAACTGATCTAACTGATGCTTATGATAAGTTTGCAAATGAAGCAGCAACCACAATCAATTTCCTTTTACAAGGAAGTGCTTCACTAGGAAAAGAAATTGAGCAGGCAAAAGCAAATAAACTAATCAGCATTGCTGATGGAAGAAAAGATTGTGTGGTATTCATTTCCCCATATAGAGATGGAGTTGTTAATATAACTCCAGAAGCAACACAACTTACAAACATTCTATCATTCTTCAGTCCACTGACTTCATCATCTTATGCAGTCTTTGATAGTGGATATCAGTATGTTTATGATAGATTTAATAAACAGTTTGTATACATGCCATGTTCAGCAGACGTTGCTGGTCTTTGTGTAAGAACTGACATTGATCAATTCCCATGGTATTCACCAGCAGGTAAGACAAGAGGAACTCTCAAGTTCCCAATCAAACTTGCTTACAATCCTGCACAAGATGATAGAGATAGACTCTATTCACAAAGAGTCAATCCAGTTATTTCTTCACCAGGATCTGGAATTATTCTGTTTGGTGATAAGACTGCACTTTCTTATCAATCTGCATTTGATAGAATCAATGTTAGAAGATTGTTTATCACTATTGAGCAAGCAATCAAAGGTGCTGCAGATGCACAACTGTTTGAGTTCAATGATGCTTCAACCAGAGCAAACTTCATCAACATTGTTGAGCCTTACCTCAGAGATGTACAGGCAAAGAGAGGAATCACTGACTTCCTCCTAGTTTGTGATGAAACTAACAACACCCCTGATGTAATTGATAGAAATGAGTTCATTGCAGACATTTATGTGAAACCTGCTAGATCCATTAACTTCATTGGTCTGACATTTGTTGCTACCAGAACAGGTGTTAGTTTTGAATCAATTGTAGGTACAGTTTAATTTAAACAGGAGACAAAACAATGCCAACATTTCAAGATAGAACCATTGATAAGTTTAAAACTAAACTAGCAGGTGGTGGTGCTCGTAGTAACCTTTTTGAAGTTAGCTTTGGTACTGAGGCAAATGGCACTCCATCCAGTGCTGGTGGAACTGGAATTTTTTCACAACTTCAAGCTCAGTTTGATCAAGATGACTTAATGCTTATTAAGTCTGCTGGTTTACCTGCATCAACCATTACTGAAATTCCAGTTCCTTTTAGAGGAAGAACTCTCAAGATTGCTGGAGACAGAACATTTGATGTCTGGACTATTACAGTCATCAATGACACAGACTTCAAGTGGAGAAGTTTCTTTGAAAGATGGATGAATTACATCATCAAAGTTTCTGATGGATCTGGTACAATCAATCCTTCAGACTATATGGCTGACATGAATGTAACTCAACTTTCAAGAGCACCTGGAGTTGCTCCAAATGTTGTCAATACAAATCAAATTGATGTTCTAAGAAAGTATATTGTTCATGGTGTTTTCCCAACTAATGTTTCCCAAATTGACCTTTCTTACAACAATGAAAATGAAATTGAAGAGTTTACAGTAGATCTACAAGTCCAGTGGTGGGAAGCTAGAACTGGAAGCAATGCTGCTGATGTAATCTAAATAGATTATAATAGGCGTTTAACTTTACAATATGGCAAGACTTTTTGGGTTTTCTATTGATGACGAAAATAAATTACCAAAGGATGCAGTCTCCCCCATCCCAGAAAATAATGAGGATGGGGTTGACTATTATCTAACTAGTGGGTTTTATGGTCAGTATGTAGATATTGAGGGTGTCTATAGAAACGAATATGATCTAATTAAAAGATATAGAGAAATGTCACTTCACCCAGAGTGTGATAGTGCCATTGAAAATGTTGTGAATGAAGCAATTGTAAGTGACCTAAATGATTCTCCTGTAGAGATAGAACTTAGTAATTTAAATGCCAGTGATGGATTAAAAAAAGTTATTAGAGATGAGTTTAAATATATCAAAGACCTCATGGACTTTGATAAAAAAGCACATGAAATTTTTAAGAATTGGTATATTGATGGAAGAATTTTATACCACAAAGTCATAGATCTTAAGCATCCTGAAGAAGGTATTCAGGACATTAGATTTATGGATGCACTCAAAACAAGATTTATGAGAGTGCAAAAGAAAGACGAAGATAGTAAAGTAAATTTAGGTTCTAATTATTTAAATAATTTAGATCCAAATAATCCAACATCATTCAAAGAACCTGAGATTGATGAGTATTTTATTTTCTATCCACAAGGTCATATTCAGAAAATAGGATCAACTAATAGGGGAATTAAGATTGCAAAGGATGCAGTTACCTTTGTAACCTCAGGTCTTGTTGATAGAAATAGACAACTTACACTGTCATATTTACATAAAGCAATCAAAGCACTCAATCAATTAAGAATGATTGAGGATGCTTTGGTTATCTATAGATTGTCAAGAGCACCAGAACGTAGGATTTTCTATATTGATGTTGGCAATCTTCCTAAGATTAAAGCAGAGCAATATCTTAGAGATGTGATGAACAGGTATAGAAATAAACTTGTTTATGATGCATCTACAGGAGAAATGCGTGATGATAAAAAGTTTATGAGTATGATGGAAGACTTCTGGCTTCCAAGAAGAGAAGGTGGTAGAGGAACAGAAATTACTACTCTTCCTGGTGGACAAAATCTTGGAGAATTAACTGATGTCCAATATTTCCAAAAAAAATTATTCAGGGCATTAAATGTTCCAGAATCAAGAACTGCTTCTGATGGTGGATTTAATTTAGGACGTTCATCTGAAATTCTTAGAGATGAATTGATGTTTGGTAAGTTTGTTGGAAGGTTGAGAAAAAGATTTAGCAATGTTTTTCATGACATGCTAAAAACTCAACTGATCCTTAAAAATATTATCACCCCAGAAGATTGGGAAAAAATGAGTGATCATATTCAATATGATTATCTTTATGATGGACATTTCTCAGAACTTAAAGATACTGAGTTAATGAATGAAAGATTAAATCTGATGGTTGCCATTGAACCTTATATTGGAACTTACTATTCAAGAGATTATGTAAGAAGAAAAATCCTAAGACAAACAGATCAAGAAATTGTGGATGAAGATAAACTGATTCAAAAAGAAATTAAAGATGGCGTATATCCTGATCCAAAACTAATGCCCCCAGTTGGTCCAGATGGGATGCCTCTAGAACCAATGGCAGCAGGAAATCAAACCATAGGTGCCAATCCCAAAGAACCTGATATTAAGGGTGCCACATCAGCAACCACAATAAATGCCAAGGCTGCTGAAATATAAATACTTTTATACTGTTTTGACTTTATATGGAATCTAGTAATGACTTAATGGATTTGGTCCTATCAAATGGATCACCTGAAGAAATCTCAGACAAAATCAAAGAGATTCTTTATACCAAATCATCATCAAGAATTGATGAAATTACCCCAGTTATTTCCCAATCAATGTTTGGTTCAGAGGAAGAGTAATGGCTTTAAAAATTGTCCAAAATATTACATCAGTAATTCCACCAAATAATGGAATTGCTACTAGTGGTGTAATTAATCTTCAAACTGGTTATTTGAGATTAACTGCTTCTGGTTCTGGATGTCATATTGCAATTAAAGATGGAAATAATGTTGCTGGGGCAAGTAGTGAATCATCTTTCCTAATTCCAGAAAACACCAGTGAAATTATTAAAGAAAGAGTTGCAAGACAAAAAATTTCAGGAATTACTACAGGAACAAATACAGTCATTACATTTGGTGAAAATTTTGGAAACCCATTTTCTGTAAATGATCATGTAAGTATTCTTGGATCACAGCATACTGGAATCAATACTTCATTTGCTCAAGTTCTTTCCAAGACAGAATCTTCAATTACTCTTGATTTCAATAGCACTGCAGTTGGTGGTGCACTAACTGTAACAAATGCTATTGTTTCGAGATGCGTTAAAGTTGAAGTATTCCCAGAAGCAAGTAATGCACATCTTCATATTGCAGAAGTTCAAATAGCATCTCAGGCATAATCTAATGAAACTTATCACAGAAGAAATAGAATCAGTAGAAATTATTACTGAAGAAAGAAATGGAAAACAGACCCTGTATATTCAGGGACCATTTTTACAAGCAGAAATTACCAATAGGAATGGCAGATGCTATCCAATGTCTATTCTAGAAAGAGAAGTTTCTAGGTATCATACTAGTTTTATTGAAAGTGGTAGAGCATTAGGTGAACTTGGACACCCTGACGGTCCAACAGTAAACTTAGATCGTGTTTCTCACATGATCACAAGTTTGAAAAGGGAAGGAAATAATTTCATTGGGAAAGCAAAACTTCTTGACACTCCAATGGGGAATATTGCCAAGTCACTTCTTGGTGAAGGTGTAAAACTTGGTGTTTCTTCAAGAGGTATTGGTTCTATAGTTGAAAAAAATGGCGTTAAGTATGTCAGTGATGACTTTATGCTTGCCACTGCTGCTGATATTGTAGCAGATCCTTCTGCACCAGATGCTTTTGTTGAAGGTATCATGGAAGGTAAAGAGTGGGTTTGGGATGGTGGAATTCTTAAAGAAATGAATGCCGCAGAGTCAAGACAAAAAATTGAACGTCTTGCACATCAAAAAAAATTAACTGAGCAAACTAAACTAAAAGTGTTTGCAGATTATCTCTTAAATCTATAAATTATAAATAAATATAAGAATAAAAAAGATTTTATTCGGAGTATACAAATGAGTGTCGGTAACGATTTACAAGAAATGGAAGTATCTACTAAAAAATCTGTCACTGCTGTAAACAAAAACGCTAAACCTGCAGAAGGTATGCCCAAGGCAAACATTCCAGGTGAAGGTTTAAATTCTTCAGTGGAAGATCTTGGAGGACCAACTCCTACCAATTCAAGACCAGATGATGAGTCTAATAAACTCAAAACTCCTGGCAGAACTCTATCCAAAGTTTCCAATGTGGTAAACAAAGGTGCTAAGGCTCCTGATCCAATGCCACATGCTAATAAGTCAGCAATGTCTTATGAGGAGACTGAAACTGAGGATGAGGATCTGGTTGTAGAGGAAGAAGAAGTATTGGAAGATCAAGAATTAGTTTCTGAAGAAGAAACTGAAGAAGAGATTCCTTCTCTCCAAGAAAGACTAGATCAAATTGTTGGTGAACCTGTAGATTACTCAGAAGACATTTCTGCCCTTATGGGTCAAGAAGATCTTTCTGAGGAAACTCTATCAAAAGCAGCAACAATTTTTGAGGCTGCTGTTAAATCAAAGGTCATTTCTGTAATGGAATCTCTTCAAGAAGAGTATGAAAGAACCCTTGTAGAAGAAGTTACCGCAATCAAAGAAGAATTAACTGCAAGAGTTGATTCTTATCTTGAGTATGTTTCAGAAGAGTGGCTCACTGAGAATGCTCTTCAAGTAGAAACAGGAATCAAATCAGAACTATCAGAATCCTTTATGCAAGGTCTCAAGGGACTTTTTGAAGAACATTATGTAGAAATCCCTGAAGATAGATATGATGTTCTAGAAGGTATGGTAGAAAGACTTGATGAAATGGAGGAAAAACTCAACGAACAAATCGAAAGAAATGTTCAGTTAAATCAAAGGCTTAGTGAGGCTGTAAGTGATACAATCCTAAACGATGTTTCTGAAGGGTTAGCTTTAACTCAGAAGGAAAAACTTGCAAGTCTTGCTGAAGGTGTTGAGTTTGAAAGTGAAACAGACTATAGAGGCAAACTGGAGGCTCTTAAAGAGTCATACTTTAACAAAGTTCTAGTTTCTTCAAATAGAGAGGAAGTGTTGACTGAAGGAGTAAATGAGGATTATGGTCCTCAAATGAATGCTTACCTCAGAGCACTAGGTAAATTCTCTAAGTGAAAACAACCTAAATTATAAATATTCGTAGTTAAAAACACACTTTAACAAGACAAACCAAGGAGAAAAAGCAAATGTTCCTTTCAGAACAATTGCAGAACAAGTGGTCCCCTCTTCTTCAAGCAGAAGGTCTTGATCCAATCAAAGACCCTTATAAGAAAGCAGTTACCGCAGTTCTGTTAGAAAACCAAGAAAGATTTTTAAGAGAGGAAAGAGGTTTCCTTTCTGAGGCTGCACCTAACATTAATAGTGATCCATCTGGAACTGGCAATGCTGGTTTCTCTGGTGCTGGTGCTTCCCCTGTAGCAGGTTTTGATCCTGTTCTGATTTCATTGATCAGAAGATCAATGCCTAACCTTGTTGCATATGATCTGGCTGGTGTTCAGCCAATGAATGGTCCTACTGGACTGATCTTTGCAATGAGAAGCAAGTATGTCAACCAGAATGGTACTGAAGCTCTGTTTGAAGAGCCAGATACTGCATACTCTGGACAAGATGATGGTTACAACACCACAACTGGTGATTACACTGGTGGTTCAGATGATGGTGCTGGTGTTGGTTTTGGTACAACTGGTTTCGTAGGAACTGGTGCACTTGCTGGTCAAAAGACTGATTATGCTTTCAACCCCGCTGCCCTGAATGCTTCAGGTGCTACTGGTAGAGAGTATAGAGTTGGTCAAGCAATGAGAACCCAAGATGCTGAAGCACTTGGAGGAGCTGCTGGTGATCAGTTCAACCAGATGGCATTCAGCATTGAGAAGATCTCTGTTACTGCAAAGTCCAGAGCACTCAAGGCTGAGTACACCCTAGAACTAGCACAAGACCTCAAGGCAATTCATGGTCTGGATGCAGAAGCTGAGCTTGCAAACATCCTCTCCACTGAAATCCTTGCTGAGATCAACAGAGAAGTCATCAGAACCATTTACAAGATTGCTGAGACTGGTGCTCAGACCAATGTTGCAAATGCTGGTTACTTTGACCTTGATGTTGACTCAAATGGTAGATGGTCAGTTGAGAAGTTCAAGGGTCTTCTGTTCCAACTTGAGAGAGATGCTAATGCTATCGCTCAAAGAACAAGAAGAGGGAAGGGTAATGTAATCCTCTGCTCTGCTGATGTTGCTTCTGCACTCACAATGGCAGGTCTTCTTGATTACACCCCTGCACTCAATGCTAACCTGAATGTTGATGATACTGGCAATACTTTTGCTGGTGTTCTCAATGGTAAGTTCAAGGTTTACATTGATCCATATGCTGCTAACCTTGCTGCTGAGCAGTATTATGTTGTAGGTTATAAGGGAACCAACCCTTATGATGCAGGTCTCTTCTACTGCCCATATGTTCCTCTCCAAATGGTTCGTGCCGTTGGTCAGGACACCTTCCAGCCCAAGATTGGCTTCAAGACCAGATATGGTATGGTTGCCAACCCATTTGCTGAAGGAACCACTGCTGGTGAAGGTAGAATCAAGGCTAACACCAACAGATACTACAGAAGAGTTGCTATCAAGAACCTTATGTGAGTTTTACTCACAACTCCCAGGACCTCCCAAAGGGGTCCTTTTTTTATGGAAATAAATAGTTAAAAAAAAAATGGCAAATGAAATTTGGCAATCTCAACCAGAGAATAGAAATTTTCTATCTCCAGTTGGGTTTAAATTTAATTTATCAAAAGCGCCTAAAGTAGATTTTTTTTCTAACTTTGCCAACATTCCTGGTATTAATTTAGGAGTAGCATTGCAAACTAGGTATGGAAAAAACATTCCTATTCCTGGTGACAAAATGGATTTTGATGATCTAAATTTGAGATTTTTAGTTGATGAAAATTTAGAAAATTATTTACAAATTTGGAACTGGATGACTGGTCTAGGTTTCCCTTATAGTTTAGAGCAATATAAAGATTTTAAAGAAGCATCAACATCAGCAGAACCAGAAATAAAAGGTAACTTATTTGAAGTCTCTGATGGAACTCTTCAAATTTTAACTAGCAATTTTACTCCTAATGCAAGAGTAATTTTTACAAACTTATTTCCAATTTCATTGTCATCTCTTGATTTTGATGCTACTGCAGAAGACATTAGATACTTTACAGCAGAAGTTAGATTTAAGTATACTTATTATAAAATTATTACTGATATTCCATGATCTCTCTTGATGATATTCAATCTATGTGGAAGGAAGATTCCCAAATCAACATAGATGATTTACATAATGAATCTTTAAAAGTTTCTTTTCTACACTCCAAGTATTACGAACTCTACAATAATTTTTCTTTGTTAAGAAAACGTGCAGAGACACAATACAAACAAAAGAAACTAGAACGCTATAACTTTTATGCAGGGAAAGCAGATCCTGATATTTACAAAGAGGAACCTTTTCCATACAAAGTAAGAGATAAAGAAGGTATGCAAAGGCATATTGATGCTGATGCTCACCTATCAGAAATGTTTATGAAAATAGAATATTATGATACAATATTAAAATATCTTGAGGAAATTATAAAAATGATTTCCAATAGAACATACCAAATCAAAAACTCAATTGAGTTTTTAAGGTTCCAATCTGGAATGTAATATGTCTGATCTTATCATATCCAAAAAGAATGAAATCTATTTGAAGGTTGAATGTGAACCTCATATCAAATATGAACTGAGTGATCAATTTACCTTTGATGTTCCTGGTGCAAAGTTCATGCCTCAGTTTAGAAGCAAGCATTGGGATGGAAAAATTCGTCTATTCAATATTCAAACAGGAGAAATCTATGCTGGACTTCTAGACAAATTAGTTTCATTCTGTGATAATCACCAATACAATTTTGAATTTAAAGAAAACAAATACTATGGTATTCCTGGAGAAATAGATGAGTCTATTTCCTTAGAAGGAGTAAAAGACTACATGAAAAGTATTTGTAGTCATGAACCAAGAGACTATCAAGTGCAAGGTGTTTATGATGCTTTGAAGTATAAAAGAAAGTTGTTACTTTCTCCAACTGCATCAGGAAAATCTTTGATGATCTATTCTGTTGTTAGATACTTTGTAGAACATGGTAATAGAGTCTTACTGATTGTTCCTACTACATCACTTGTAGAACAGATGTATAAGGACTTTGAAGACTATGGATGGAACTCTGAAGTTTATTGTCATAGAGTCTATGGGGGTAATGAAAGGTCCTCTGAGAAGCAAGTAACCATATCTACATGGCAATCTATCTACAAGTTAGATAAGACCTATTTCAATGAGTTTGATGTTGTAATTGGGGATGAAGCACATCAATTCAAATCAAAGTCATTGGTAAGCATTATGTCTAAATTACATGATGCCAAATATAGATTTGGATTCACAGGAACATTAGATGGATCTCAAACACATAAATTAGTTCTTGAAGGATTGTTTGGTCCAACATATAAACTTATCAAAACTGATGAACTAATTAAAAAAGGATACCTTTCTAAGTTAAAAATTAAAGTTCTTCTTCTAGATCATCCTGAACATAAAATTAACGACTATGAAGAAGAAGTTCAATATTTAATTGGTTATGAAAAACGAAATAAGTTTATCAAAAACTTAGCTTTAAGTTTAGAAGGAAACACATTAGTTCTGTTTAGTAGAGTAGCAACTCATGGACAACCATTATATGATCTCATAAATAGTCATGCCAGTGAGAATAGAAAAATATTTTTTGTTCATGGTGGAGTGGATACTGAAGAAAGAGAATTGATCAGAAAAATTACCGAAGAGGAAAGCAATGCAATTATTGTTGCATCTTATGGCACTTTCAGTACAGGTATCAATATTAGAAACTTACACAATGTGGTCTTTGCATCACCAAGCAAATCAAGAATCAGAAATCTACAATCCATAGGAAGAGTTCTCAGAAAAGGAAAAGAAAAGATGTCAGCAACACTGTATGACATTGCAGATAACTTAACTTACAAAGGAAGAAAAAATTATACTCTAAATCATCTCATTGAAAGAATTAAAGTTTACAATGAAGAAAACTTTGATTATGAAATTATTACAATCAATTTTAAAAAATAATGGAAGACGAATTTTATGCAGCAATCAAACTAGTATCAGGAGAAGAAGTTTTTGCAGTAGTATGCCCTTCTCATGAAGAAGAAGAAATCGTTTTGATTCTTGACAATCCTGTTATTATTGAACCTATTGTATCCAGAAAGTCTGGTACTATGGGATATAAAGTTAAACCTTGGATGTCTATTCCTGATGATGAAGTTTATCTTATTAAAATGGATAAAGTCATTACTATGACTGAAGTTAAAGATAATATGATCATTTCAATCTATAAGAAGTTCCTCAACAGTTCTTCTAGAATAGAACTTAGTACTAGAAAGATGGGATTCATCTCTAAGGTTGATGATGCCAGAAGATACTTAGAGAAGATATATAACTCTAATTAACTCAAGCCGTACCTTTTCTTGAAACCCAACAGAGTGATTCTAGTGACATTTGAATAATGTGTCAAGTGTTGCAAATTATAGAGACAAATGTTAAACTGAATTATCTTGATAATTAAATAAAATAAACTAATGTTGGTAATGAAGAAGACTAAAAAGAAGTCAGAGCACTATGTAAACAATAAAGATTTCTATGCTGCTCTGGTAGATTATAAACAAAAAGTAGATATTGCCAAAGAAAGGGGTTTATCTAAACCCAGAGTCAGTAATTATCTTGGTGACTGTTTTCTTCGCATCGCTAATCATTTAGCATACAAACCAAATTTCGTGAACTACATGTTCAAGGAAGAGATGATCTGTGATGGAATTGAAAATTGTATTCAATATATTGATAATTTTGATACAAAAAGAACCAATCCATTTGCATACTTTACCCAGATTGTTTACTATGCGTTCTTAAGAAGAATTGCAAAAGAAAAAAGACAACTTGAAATCAAGAGTAAAATTATTGAAAGATCTGGATTTGATGAAGTATTTTCTGCAGATACATCAGATCTTGGTGGTGAATACTCAGGTATGAATGGCATTAAAGATAATATTAATTATAGATTTACTACATGAAAGTAGCAATTATTACTGATACTCATTTCAATTTTAAGAAGGGAAATAAAACCTTTCATGATTATTTTGAGAAGTTTTATAAAAATGTATTCTTTCCCACTCTAAAAAAATATAAAGTTGATACTGTCATTCATATGGGAGATATGTTTGACAATAGAAAGACAACTGATTATTGGAGTATTGATTGGACTAGAAGGGTTATTCTTGAACCTTTGAAAAAATATAAGGTTCATGTAATTCTTGGCAACCACGATATCTTTTATAAGAACACAACTGATCTTAACAGTCCAATGCTGTTGGTGAATAATTATAAGAACATTAACGTGTACACTAAACCAACTAATGTTCAAGTTGGTGAACTTGATGTTTTATTCATCCCATGGATCACTCCAGATGGGGAGGCAGAGACCCTACAATCAATTCAAACATCATATGCAAGGGTTGCCATGGGTCATCTTGAATTGAGTGGGTTCTATGCCCATAAGGGGCAGATCCAACATAATGGACGAGATAAGTCCATTTTCAATAAATTTGATAAGGTTTTTTCTGGACATTATCACACAAGAAATGATGATGGGAAAATCTTCTACCTAGGTAATCCATATCAACTGTATTGGAATGATTATGGAGATACTAGAGGATTTACTATCTTTGATACAGAAACACTAGAGATTACTAAGATTGATAATCCATATCAAATGTTTAAAGTCATTCAGTATACTGATGATGTTTCTGTTGATTTATCTGAATATGAAAACTGCATAGTCAAACTGATAGTTAAGGAACGAAAAGATCAAGTTAAGTATGAGAAGTTTTTAAATTCTCTTGTAGAAGCAAATGTTCAGGATCTAAAAGTCATTGAACAAGTGACTATTAATGATCAATTTGATGCATCAGAGTGTGTTGAAAATGAGGATACATTATCCTTGTTAAAAATGTATGTTGATGAATCTGAAATTGAGTTAAATAAAAATAGAATTAAAGACCTTCTCAATACCATCTATCAAGAATCTTTTCAATTAATATAATGTTTATATTAACTTCTGCAGACCAAGACAACGAAGGAGCATATGCAGTTGCCAATGAATATGGTGACAGCGTTCTTTTTATCTTTGAAGAAGAAGATGATGCTGATAGGTACTTGGGAATGTTGGAAGATCTTGGATATGATGGAATGGAAGTTACTGAAGTAGATCCAGAGGTTGCCATAATGGCATGTGATCAGTTAAACTGTCAGTATGCAATAATTACCCCTAATGACATTGTAGTTCCTCCTGAGTATGTTAAAATTCCTAAAAATAAAATATAGAAATTTTTTGAGTTCTGGGAATTATTGGACAGAGATAAATTTTACTAACCACAATTCAACTCTGATTATTGGTAGGAATGGCGCAGGTAAGAGCACCTTTTTGGATGCTCTTACTTTTGCGTTATTTAATAAACCTTTCAGAAAGATTAGTAAAACACAACTGGTCAATACAGTCAATGAAAAAGATTGCCTAGTTGAAGTTGAGTTTGAGTTGGGAGAAAATGTTTGGAAACTTGAGCGAGGAATCAAACCAAACATTTTTAAAATTTATAAGAATGGTCAAGAAGAAAATCAACTTGCTTCTGCAAATGATCAGCAGAAGTGGTTGGAGCAAACTATTCTGAAGATGAACTACAAGTCTTTTACTCAGATTGTAGTTCTAGGATCATCTAATTTTATTCCTTTTATGCAGTTATCCACACAGCATAGGAGGGAAGTAGTAGAAGATCTTTTGGACATTAAAGTGTTCTCTTCCATGAATGATGTTGCAAAGACTAAAATTAAAGAACTCAAGGATCAAATTAAGGAACTTCAATATAAAAAAGAAAACTGCTCGGATAAAATTGAAACACAAGAAAGTTTTATCAATGAGTTGGAGAAAAGAAACCAGGAAGATGTAAAGGTTAAACAGGACAAACAAGTTTCCATTGAAAAAGATAAGGAAAATTTAAATATAAGTAATAAAAAATTAGTATCTCTTATTGGTAAACTTGAAAACAAAATTAAATCCTCATCTACATCTTCTGCTAAGTTAAAAAAATTAGAAGAGTTGAAAATTAAACTTAATCAAAAAGTATCAAACTTTGTAGAAGATAAAAGGTTTTTTGAGGATAATAGGGTTTGCCCTACTTGTACACAATCCATTGAAGATGAATTTAGATTAAATAAGATAGCAGACATTGAAAGTAAGCAATCTGAAATTAAGTCTGCATGTGATGAACTTGAATCTACAATTCAAGAAGAACAACAAAATGAACTTAAATTTCTAGAAATTTCGAAGGAGATTACTAAACTCAATAATGAACTCAATCAAAACCATGTTAAAGTTTCTGAGCTTGAAAAACAGCACAGAGATCTACAACAAGAAATTCAAAAACTTGTCACAAGAAACAAAAACACTGATACTGAGCATGAAAAGTTAGCACAATTAAAAAAGAGTTTAGACAAGTTAATAACAGAAATTTCAACCAGGAAAGAAGAACTTTTAAATCATGAGTTCATTCATCTACTATTAAAAGATGATGGGGCTAAAACTAAAATAATTAAAAAGTATCTTCCTGCAATTAACTACAATTTAAATAAGTTTTTGGAGTTGATGGATTTTTCTGTCAACTTTACTTTAGATGAAGAATTTAATGAGAAATCTTTAAACCCAATTTATGAAGATTTCTCATACTCTTCTTTCAGCGAAGGGGAAAAGATGAGAATAGATCTTTCCATCTTATTTACTTGGCGAGAAATAGCAAAACTTAAAAACTCAATTAATACAAATCTATTAATTTTGGATGAAGTATTTGACAGTTCTTTAGATGACTTTGGAACTGAATACTTTACTAAGATTATTAAATTTGTAATTAAAGATTCTAATGTCTTTGTAATCTCTCATAAAACTGATGAGTTATTGGACAAGTTTGAATCCACTATTAGGTTTGAAAAACAAAAGGGTTTTAGTGTCATGGTTGACTCTTGACCCTTTTGGTGATAACATATTGGTTGACTAATTTATTATTTTGTTATGGATGAGTATCCTTACAGTTTGAATGAGATTACCATTAGCACTCCCTCTATGCCTGAATCAAATCATTTTTGGAAATATAACGAAGATAAAATTTTAAAACAACTAGAGCAGTATATTGCTAGTACCTACAGTCAACATTATGTGGATAGGACTGGTGGTGGAACAGAGCAGACTCTAGACAAAATCAAGCACAATCGTAGAGAAGGATTCTGTGCTGGAAATGTAACCAAGTATATTGATAGGTATGATACTAAAGGGACTCCTCGTGCAGATCTTTTCAAGGTTTTGCATTATACTATTCTTTTAATTAATCACCTCAATCTCATTGAAAACAAGTGAAACTAAAACCTCAAACTATGAAACTTACTGATAATACTATCACTATTCTGAAGAACTTCTCATCCATTAATCAGTCTATTCTGATTAAGAAAGGTTCTAAGATTAGGACTATGAACATCCTCAAGAACATTTATGCTGAGGCAAATGTAGATGAAGATTTCCCAAAAGATGTGGCAATCTATGATCTCAATGAATTTTTGAATGGACTTACTCTTCATCAAGATCCAGATCTGGACTTTGCTGATGAAAAGTATATTACAATTAAGGAAGGCAAGCGTAAAGTAAAATATTTCTATGCAGACCCAGAAGTTATTTTCACTCCTCCAGATAAAGAAGTAAATCTTCCCTCAGAAGATGTTTGCTTTCAACTGGAACATTCACAACTGGATAAACTAATCAAAGCATCTGCTGTTTATAAACTTCCAGATCTTTCTGCAGTTGGTGAAGCAGGAGTAATTCGTCTTGTGGTCAGAGACAAGAACAATGATACTTCTAATGAGTATTCTATTGTGGTTGGAGAAACTGATGCTGAGTTTGTTTTTAACTTCAAAGTTGAGAACATTAAAATTATTCCAGGATCTTATGATGTAATTGTTTCACAAAGGCAATCATCTAAGTTTGTGAACTCCAAGTATAATTTGACTTACTTTATTGCTCTTGAACCTGATTCAACATTTGGATGAAATACAAAGTTAGATATAAACTTCCCAAAGATAGTAGATATCTAGAAATCATTGTAGATGCAGATAATCAATGCCATGCAGTTAAAATTGCTCAGGCACAAATCCCTTCTGCTATAATCGTTGGAGGTCCTCAACCTGCTTAATTATGAATATTTTTGTGACGTCTCCTTTACCTATTGAAAGTGCTACATGTCTTCCAGATAAACATATTGTCAAAATGCCTCTTGAGTGTTGCCAAATGCTTTCCATTGTGGCATCTCAAAAATGGGGTCATGACTATGGCACTCTACCTAAGTCTGATGGAACTCCCTACAGAACTGAAAAGGGTGCATTTCGTAATCATCCCTGTACCCAATGGGCAATGGAAAGTATCCATAATGCCTATTGGTTGATCAAATGGGGGTTGAATTTATCCTCTGAATATACTTTGAGATATAACAAGATTCATTCTTGTAATGAAACTCTTGTCCATGCACATTCAATATTTCCCAAAGGAAACATAAATGATGTGACTCCCTTTGTTCGTGCTATGCCAGATGAGTATAAACTTGACCAAAGCATTGACACTTTTACTGCTTACAAGATGTACATTGCATCCAAATCTTGGGTTGCATCTAATTATCTTCGTATGCCAGAACGAAAACCTGAATGGATTTAAATTATGAAAGAACAGTTTCTTTGGGTAGAAAAGTATCGCCCAAAAACAATTGAAGATTGTATTCTACCTGATGGTATCAAAAAAACATTTAAAGATTTTGTAGAGAAAGGAGAAGTGCCTAATCTTCTTCTTGCTGGTCCTGCAGGATGTGGAAAAACAACTGTAGCAAAAGCATTGTGTAATGAACTAGGAGCAGATTTTTATGTCATCAATGGATCTGACGAGGGAAGATTTCTGGACACGGTACGGAACCAAGCAAAGAACTTTGCTTCGACCGTCTCACTTTCTTCAACTGCAAACCACAAGGTCATCATTATTGATGAGGCTGACAACACAACCTCAGATGTACAACTCCTTCTTAGGGCTAACATTGAGACATTCTATAAGAACTGCAGGTTTATCTTTACCTGTAACTACAAAAACAAAATCATTGAACCTCTCCATTCCAGATGTGCAGTTGTTGACTTCTCAATCAAAGGAAAAGAAAAGGCAAAACTTGCAGGAAGTTTCTTTAAAAGAATTCAACAAATCTTGGATCATGAAAGTATTAAGTATGATCAAAAAGTCCTTGTTGAAATAATTAATAAACACTTTCCAGATTGGCGAAGGGTATTAAATGAGTGTCAAAGATACTCTGTTGGTGGTGAAATTGATTCTGGTATTCTTGCTACGTTCTCTGATGTTGCTGTAAATGATCTCATTAAAAGTCTCAAAGAAAAGAAATTTGCTGAGGTTAGAAAGTGGGTTGTTTCTAACTTGGACAATGATGCTGGCATCATCTTGCGTAGGGTTTATGATGCTCTCTATGAGCATTTGGAAGGTCCCAGCATTGCTGCTGCTGTTCTCATTGTTGCTAAGTATCAATATCAAGGTGCTTTTGTGGCAG